CTGTAAAATAGCTGCGTCTTATGATGTAAGAAACAACTTAAGACCCGTGCACTTTAGGTAAAACGGATACTCCCAAAATAAAAACACATGCAATCACTACTTCTCTTTGAAGTTGTAGCAAAGACATGATACTTATTAGGGTTGTGAGTAACTAAGGGATGGCGGAATTAATGGTAAAAATAATAAAAAGGGCACGTATAAATACGTGTTTGTAAGATAATATCAGGCTTTCTTACGAATATAAACAATTGAGCAAAATCCTGTAAAAATTTTGTTTATAGACTTAGGCAGGTCGCGTCGCAATCTGTCCAAAAAGTGGAACAGACACGAAACAACCAAAGTTACAATCATCGGCACCAGACCGATAAGTAGTAGTTGTACCGAAATTGATTGCGGGTTGAAATTGGAAATCAACAGTGTTATTGTTGGCTCCTGTAGTTAATGCAAAGGCATAGTTTGAATTTTGTGCAATCATCTGCCCCGCCGAAGTGGAGGAGTGATTATAATGGTAGTATGGTACATCAACAGCTAAGCCACCCAATTGTTGCAATTGGTTGGCTAGAGGTCGGTTTGGTGAATCGTCAATATAATTCTGTGTAGATGTGTTGGTGATGTGGAAGATGTCACTCCTGGAAGCTTCTCCACCATTAGTATTACGCATAGAAGCTGTAACTTGTCCAGCCGCAGCAGTCTGCATAATTCTAAGTCTAACACCACCTCTCTGTAACGCATACATAGATGACAACATGGTGAAAATGTCATAAGTTAGGTCTGCATCAAATGCAGTACCACCTTGCTGACAAATCCAGGCAAAAGGTAACACATTCAAATTTTGTGTTGTGGCAGAGGTTGCTGTAGTATAACCCATCAAAGAGCCTCTTTTCAAGAGTGGTCTCAATGAAGATACTACCTCACCTACACAAGCTTCATCTTTAACAATAGTATCTTGTGAAATAGAGGCCCCACCTACAGTATCAGTGTCAATGATAAGAGGATCTTCAGTCGATTGAAATGGACTGGCCATCTGCATCTCAGTTGGATGTATTGGAGCGTAACCAGCACCAATAGGTACTGAGAATCTCAAATCATTAGCTCCAGAAACTTCGATAAGAACATCGACAGAGTTCACAACAGTGTCAGGTGCAACTAACTCATCTAAGACGAAAAGTGAGACAGAACCATAACTGGCATCGAAGTTACCTGTGGCAGGTTGATCAAAATTTCTGTGACAATTTCTCCATGGCAATATGGAAACATATGGCACTTCAATAATAAATTCGCTCTTTTCTCTAACGTCCAAAATAGTTTTATGAATTAGGGCAGTATTTTCGAACGTAACATTAGTATCATTAAAGATAGAGCTTTCAACTGGATTGAATGCGAATAGCAAACGACCAGCATGAAATTCAGTCTTAACGATCTTAATGTGGAATCTGAAACCGCCACTGTATCTTGAAAATAGAGTCGAAAACAAACTGACTGTAGTGTGCTGATCCATACCATCCTGTGGTGACCCCATGAGATGGTAAGGTGATAGATCAGATTTCCAAAGCAAAGTGGAAGTGGGAAGAGCTAGTGTCCAAGGAACAGTCGTAAGGTAACTTGGAATAGATTTCAAATAATCAATATCTAACTCGTCTAGATCAGTTGAAGCAAATCCTGGTAATACACCCACCCGGTTCTGAGAACTGAGTGCAAGTGGTTGGGCATCATCTGACTGGTCATGTGTAGCTATATAAGCATGTGGGAAACGATTTTGTCTGCAAATTTCGCTATTAACCCTTGGTTTTGACCAACCAAAGGAATAAGCGGCGTTAGAGAGAAAATCTGTAACCCATGACACAGGACCAGCAACAGAAGATAGGAAGGGAACTTTAGTAAGTTCACCTGCTCCTTCCGATATGAGACGTAATCCAGTACTTGCAGAGCGCGGCTTCTGTGTCTCAGCACCAAGCAAGTCCAATTTCTGTCCTTGCTTAGATCGTCTGGGATTCCAAGCCATTTGAGCCTCTGCTGCGGCAGGTGGAACATAGGTACCATATGCAGTATTGCCGAAAGTTTCGACATCTTCATAGTGTACCCAGATAGTATATCCGGCTGTAGCGCTACCTGCTGCTGACTTCAGGGCACTATATGGATATAAGAAAAATACTCCAGGATCACCGAAAGTTTGCAAGTTTGCCTGAGTGTAATTAGCCATTGCAGTAAAAGCTCCTTGGTAGGGTATTCTTAACTGCACTTCTGTTGTCTTGTTGACATCTATTTCCACATGATGCAA